ATAGTCAAAATTTAATCCTAACCTATTTATTGTAAAAGACGTTATGGATAAAGATCAGATACTATTTGACGATAAGTCTTTCTCAGATTTGATGAGAGACATTTACATGAACACCAAGAAAAAGGAAACTCAGATCACTGGCTTAATCGAACAGTTAAAGCCTATGATTCGTAATATGACTGACGCATCAATGATGGTACCGCTAATCAAAGAGTACTTAGAGGTGTCTGTTAAGAATGATGACAACTTAGTCAAGCTTACAGCTATTGTACAGCGTTTATTGGTTTCTAGTAGCAAAAACACATCAGCAGATGATGGTGGATTATCTGAAGAAGAAAAGCAACAACTCCTAGCAGCTGCACAAGACCTGCTAGATCAAACTAACTAAACATGGCGATATTTACTGGAATGGATGGCTTCTTTGGGAAGGGTTCGACAGGAACCATTCCTCAGTATGTTCCTACACCTAAGGTTATTGTAGGACACGTACTTGAGGTGTGTCTTGATGCAAACTCACCATTATACAAAGGCACCGATGAAAACATTGGAGCAATTCGCTTTCGAGATATATTTGGACCACCAACAGTAAACATTGCGAAGGAAGACGGAACACTAGCATATCCAGCAGATCGCACTAACTTCAAACTACCACTACCAGGTGAGCAGGTTATTATATACACAGCATATACAGATAGAGTAACACCAACAAACAATCTTGCTCCAGGTTATTTTTATGCAAGCGTTATCACTAATACAGCAAACGTAACTAGCAATTCGTCTCCATTCGCTGGAATCTCACCAACACTACTCAAACCAGGATTAAAGCAAGCTACATATGCTCAAGTTGAGAAGCGCTTTGATAAGCGTATTCAAAATTTAGAAATCTTTAAAGATGCATCTAGCAACTTTAAGCCGGTTATACATAAGCAACTGAAACCATTTGAAGGAGATTATATCATTCAAGGACGTTACGGAAACTCGATTAGATTTGGAGGAACACCAACAGATAGAAATGCCGATGCAGGTCCTATTTGGGGATCAAACCGACGAGGTAAGCCTGGGGATTCTATTATTGTAATGAGGTTGAGTAACGAAACAATTAAGGCAAGTCAAGTTAAAAACAATCTCTATGACATAGAGGATATTAACGAGGATGCTGCTTCAATATATATGACCACTACTCAAGAGGTACCTATGAAATTGGCTGTTCCAGATAAAGGACAGAGAGAGCATCCATTGGCGTCTTGGGCATACACTTATGGAATTTCGTCACCAAACATACTACCTAGTGAAACGCATATGTTTGACGGAGAAGCTGCAAGAGAGGGAGCAGATAAGAAGTCGGAGAAGATTGTTACTGATCCAAAGAACTTTGAAACCAATCAAACTTCAGCACAAAATAATCCAACAGCCACAGGTAATCCAACTGATCCAAACGCAACTAATACTGCAGGTGGAGGAACGTTTACAATCCATGGTGAGCCGGTTGGAACTCCAGATCAAGGACAGCAAGAGACAAATTCAACAAACCAAAACTAATCATGGCACGCGCATCGTCAGCTATAGTAAAAGAAATGTTACCACTCATAGATTCAACCTATGCAGTTCGAGTAAAGTCTATTCTATTAAATTCTATATCACTATACAAAGATAATACTAAAAAAGAATGGTTTGAGAGTGCAATTGGCGTGACTGGTGCTAAGTCAGAAGTAGAGACTAAAGCTGCGCTTTTAGCTGATTATACCGCTGCATCAATAGATGCACTTACACGTTTTGATATTTTTGAAACCATCATGTGGCCGAAGATATCAGCATATGCACCTGGATGGGCAGATCATCCTAGCGACGTAGAACCACCACAAGGATCGAGTATGAAGGGGGTGGTATATTCTACGGTGTTTAAGGGTAATCCTAGTACTGATTTTTCCACAGACTTTCATAAGCTATTTGGAGAAAAGGTTGATCTTACATTACCACAGACCGGTTGGCTGAACCAAACAACGCCTCTAGCTACAGACTTTAAAAAACTAAAAGAACTTAGCTTAGAATTGGGTAGAAACTTTAGTTACGATTTAAGTGGCTATGAAAACATTAACAATAAAAAAGCGTTATTAAATGATTTATTTAGTAATGAGAATGCTGTTAAGTTGTGGTTTGTAGAAACGGTTTTATTAAACCAATCATTTGCCAATCCGTTTAGTGCAATGGGAATTGATCCATACTTTGGATACTTGCTGATGTTTATGGGATGGAAAGGTGGTACAAAGATTTTTGCTGACATTAGAGGTAAGATTGTGTATCAAAATAGTGAGCAAATAAAAAGTTTAAAACATATTGTAAATGGGGCTATAAACGGACAATGGCTTAGTGGAGTTGATACAGACAATCCAACCTCTGGTACACCTACTAATGTAAACTGGGCTGTAGAAGTTGCTCCATCTGACGGAAAAGAAAACTCTGTACGCGCATACATACCAAATTACGCTACTAAATTTCTAGAATGTTATGCAGCTTGGTTGCAGGGTATTAAAACAGAAAAACCGGAGTACTATAAAGATTGGTATGATAAGTTGATTACTGACAGATTTAGTCTTATTAATATGTTAGTGCTTGTTAATGAGTTGGTAAACATACCAGGAACTGCAAACCGATTTGTTTACAATCCAGTAGCCGGACAATACTTAGCAGCCCTCTCAGAGAAGTATAAAACTTTTGAAATAACAATAGGTGATTAATGCCAAAGTTTTCTTACGATACAATTCTTAGCAGTGTTGAAGACAGCTGTGCTCTGACTCAACCCCTAGTGAGTCCTAGGCCTGAGGTTGTTCCGCAAACTCGACCATCACGAACTACAACTCAACAAGAAGTAGAAACTCCACCCAGCGCATCTGCAAGCGGATCAGCTATACAGGTCGACAATGTGCAAGTTAATGGTGGTCAATTAACTGGTACTGTCCAGATTGATTTAAAGCCATTTCAACAAGCTCTCGAATCTTTAGACTTTAGTGCAACAAAGGATGGAGATATTGCATCAACAATAACATCAACCAAAGTAAAACCGTCACTAGATGCACAAATGGGTGTCGATGCGTTGGGTAACAGTGTGTACACAAACACATCTGCTGGTAGTGTTATGATAAACAGTGATCGAGTTATTATAAACTCCAAGCAGCAGTTGTCAATGTTATTAGGACAAAAGGGTGTTGCAATTGCGTCACCAGGAAAGGTCAACATAGATGCTGGCGAGAGTATTACTCTAGCATCTTATGGAGATGCAGATGGTGGATTATTTCTTGGTGTGCCAAATAAAGGCGTTCAATATACTACAACTAAGCAAACACAAATAGGTGCATCGAAGGGATCGCCAACGTCTGATCAACCCTATGAGCCACTGGTGTTGGGTATAAAATTAGCAAACCTCTTACAAGACTTTTTATTTGTATTAAAGAGTGCTGAAGGAGTGGACGCGCTGAGTCCAGTTAAATTTCAACCAGACGTTCAAGCGGAGTTTGCTTTGCTAGCAAACCGTATACCGGAGATGTTAAGTAACTACGCTTATATAGATGGGATGTCGCACGGAAGTGTGGATATGGATCAGTTAGCTGCCATCGAATCTGCAAGAGCTGAAACACCAAACTATGCTCCACCAGCAAGCTTGACAGGATCTATCCAAGGTCAGTTTACAATAGCAAATACTGCAGGTGGTTTAGATTTTGGTGGTCCAGGACTTGACCCTATTAAAAATCTTAAGTGGTGAGAGTTTTGGTGGCGACTACGATGTATATAATTTTAGCACTCCATCAAAGTCTAGTGGTGGTGGGGGTATTAGAACTTCAAATGCAACAGGTGGTGCCAAGGCGTTTTATTCGACTAAAGCTGTTAAGTTGACAGACAAGACAGTATCACAAATTATTGCACTACAAAACGGACCGGAAGATTTATTTGCTGTTGGAAAGTATCAAACAATACCAGGTACCTTAAAATCAGCCGCTACTGCATTAGGTTTACTAAACAGTTTGTTTGATCAAGCTACTCAGGAAAAAATTGGAGATCGATTAATGTTAACATCAAGACCGCGTTTAGGAAGTTATTTAAAAGGAACCAACGAAGGTACGGTTACAGACTTAGAAAATGCGGTGCAGGATCTTGGACAAGAGTTTGCATCCTTTCCAATCATAACAAAAGGTGGTACAAAATATGGTGACGTAACCACGGGAACAGGAAACAAAGCGTACTATGGAGGTTCCGGACCTAATCCAGATTCTGTGAAAAAGACAGTAGGAGATGTAGTTAAGATGCTAATAAAATCAAGAATCCAGTTTTCATCAAAACAACCATCATTCATCCCAACATACTATACTCCGTAGTGGCGCAAACAATAACATATCAACAATTATATGATAAGCTACAAGCTGATGGAGCATTTAATGCAGCTAGCAGCTTAACTTTCAATCTTACTGGTACTGTTACTATTGATTTAAAGCAGTACCAAGACGCTGTATTAAAACTCGACTTTAAAGAATTTACAGATTCAACATTCACTAGTGAAGTTACAGCTACAGCAGCAGATCCATCGGTAGAAGATATCATGCATATTACTAAGCGTAAGGTGAACAAATACATTCCGGATGCAGATGGAGGTAGTATACTAATGAATGGTGATCGAATTGTAATAAATGCTAAGTCGGATTACGCAATGCTCTTCGGTCAGAAGGGTGTAGCTATTGCATCACCAAGCAGAGTTAACTTTGATGCGGGCGATTCTATTACACTATTTGGTCATGCTAATCAAGGGGTGTTTATTGGATTACCAAACAAAGGATTACAAATACCAAAAACGCTAGCTACACAAACAGCTTTAGGTGTAACCAAAGGAGACCCAACACCAGACTACTCGTATGAGCCAGTCGTATTAGGCGTAAAGCTTGCTAATCTCTTAGAAGACATCTTATTTGTATTACAAAATGCCGATATGGCTTCAAGTTTATCTGAAGCAAAATGGCAACCATCGACAGTAGCTGAGTTTGCCTTATTAGCAAATCGCATACCGGAAATCTTAAGCACCTACGCATACGTTGATGGAATATCTCACGAATCTGTTGATCAAGATAGACTACAAAAACTAATAGAGCAACAAAAGAAAGCAGCTCCATATGTTCCACCAACTAGCTTAACAGCTGTAGTCGAGGGTACAATCGCGCCACCTATGACTGGAACATCACCATACTCACCTCCCAATCCAAGTGCAAGCCCAATTGGACAAACCACAACAGTTCCTGGTGGTGGTGGATTTGCATTAAATGAAAGTAGTAGGAATTTTATTAATAAGTACTGTGGAGGTGTTGCTCCGGTGACTCTGTATGCTGACGGTACTGCTGTGGTAATTCGAACAGAGAATGGGGGTGCAAGATCAATCTTAAAACCAAATCCATCTTATCAGGCGGCATTAGCAACTATAAAAATGCCTTTCAAAGGAAAGCCAGGTGGACAAGGTTTAGCAGTGCATCCAGACTTTGCTGCAAAACTAGCTCCAGCCTTTGCTGAAATAACAGCAAATGGAGGAGGAGAGTATATAGAATCGTTTGCAGGTTCATACTACCCAAGAAACGTTACTGGTGGATCAAGGCTATCACACCACTCATATGGATTTGCATTTGATATCAACACAACTAGAGGAGGTACATTTGGTTATGGCGTTCACTGGAATCTTGAAAAACAAACGGTTGGTGGTAGACCTTGGACAGATTGGGAAAGAACCTTTTACGAGAAGGTAGCATCCGTAATGGTTAAGCATGGAATAACGTGGCTATATGGAGGTGACCCAATGCACTTTTCAATTTACGAATAATGGCAAAGTATACCTACAACGACATATACGAATCACTAAAAGCATCAGGAGCCTTTGATGCAGGATCCACTACATTCTCATTTACTGCCACTTTTGAAATTGATCTAAAACCGTATCAAGATGCCGTAATGGCACTAGATTTTAAAGACTTTAAAGACGATCAGCTTGTAAGTGAGATTAATGCCACCGCAGCATCGCCAAGTCTCGATCAGCTAATTGGTGTTAATACAAACGGAGAAAACTCTCACATACCAAATGCTAGTGACGCTAGTATTATGATAGCAGCAGATCGTGTAATCATTAATGCAAAGAAAGATTTTGGTATGTTATTTGGCCGAAAAGGAGTTGCATTAGCATCACCAAGCAGAGTCAATATCGATGCAGGACAGAGCATAACTTTGTATGGACATGAAAGTGTATTTCTTGGCATACCAAACAAAGGTAATGCAGTAAAAGAAAAGCAACCAAACCTAGGAACAACCAAAGGACACCCAACTCCTGATCAAGAATATGATCCACTCGTTCTAGGTTATAAGCTTGCAAACCTTTTGGAAGATATCCTATTTGTATTAAAAAGCGCAGAGCTAGTGTCAGGTATTAGTCCAGTTAAATTTCAACCAAGTACACAAGCAGAGTTTGGTTTATTAGCAAACCGCATACCAGAGATATTGAGCAACTATGCATTTGTAGACGGCATAAGTTATGAACAAATTGACAAAGCACAACTAGAAACGCTGAAAGCTCAACAAAAGAAAGTTAAAAAGTTTGAGCCACCAAAAGAGCTTGTTGGAACTCTAACGGGAACTGGTACTGGTGTACCAGGGTCAACAACTACGCCTGCAGGATTTACTCCAGTTCCTAGTAGTGTAGCACCAACATCGGATCAATACATATTAGTAGAAGGTGGTCATGGAGGTTACTGGCCAAACGGTAATCCATACTCAAATACACCAGATCCTAAATTAGGTGCTGGAGATGGTGACAACCTGCACTCGTTTACGTCTGATATTAGAGCTCATAAGGGAAGAACAATGGACATTCAAATAGAAGCAGGACTAAAAGAGTTTAAACAAAAGTTCAATAAACCGGCTGATATAGTGGGAATGACAGTGCAGATGAATGAGAAGGCATCTACAAGGCAGGTTGTGTGGAAAGCGCTAATCCAAGAAAGTAAGGATGGTATTCATAGAGGCAGCTTTACCGCAAGAGGTTCAGCTAAGGATCCTGCAGGATCACTAGCAAGTACAACTGATCAAATGGATTCTTGGCTAGCAAACAAAATCGATGCTAAAAAAATATATTTATTTGAGCATAGCATAGGCAGCTTGCTTATTACCCAATTATTTGCTTTATATAAATAAACAACATGCCAATTAATTTTGAATTAAACTTTGTACAACCATTACTGCTAGATATCCAAAATGGCAACATTCCGGATGCAGATACTTTTTCAGCAAAAATAGCAGAATACTACGAACGTACAATACTCCAAGGCATGCCACAAGGTATTCCACCTTCACTACCAGCACCGGCATTACAAGGAGCACCTGGAGTTATAAGTACTGGGGTAGACAACTATATTAGACCTGCAAGCTTAAACAGCTCCTCTAAGATGTATCGAAACATAGCAAGGTATTACGTTAACCGAGAATTGATACAGGGAGAGCAGGATGCCGAGTCAGCTATAGACACACTCGAAGCTGTTATACGTAAACAAAGCTTTAACCTAAAGCGTATACAAGTTTTTGTAGATCAAGCAAAAAAAATAAGCGGTCAGTTGGCAGAAATTCCAACTAAAGCTCAAAACCTAAAATTACTAGCACAAGACATTATTGCGGATTATAAAAAATTACTAGAAGCGGTTAGAGCAGAAATTACTTCACCAGACTTTGCTGATAGGGTTCAGCAAGCAGCAAACGAGACGGCTCCAAACCTATTTGCAGAAGAGTTGGCAATCATTGATACAATTACAAACTTAAAATTTAACAATCCACAGAACATTACCCAAGCAGTACAAGCGATAGCTAATTACAATAGAAGGTTAACAAGAATATCAAACAGTACTAGGGAACAACAAAAGGCCCTGGTTACAGCTAGAATAGCTACAACATTAAAACGTATTCAAGAAGCGGCTTCTGCGTTTGCAGAACCAACAGCATTTGGCCCCTTCTTAGCTAGACTTACTAGTGATAAAGCTGAAGTGCAGTCGAGAATCGATCAAGCAAGAGTGACTTATCTAGAAATTAAACAAATGGAAGAAGTGCTGCGACCTGCACTCATTGAATTGGAGCGTAAAATAATTGAAGAGAAGAAAAACCTAGAAACGATTGTTAAGAATAAAATAAAAGACATAAAAGAACGCATTGCAGAAAAGCAGGCAGCTAATGCCGAAAGACGCTTACAAAAGCAGGCACTACAACCTCCTAAGATTCCAAAAAAGTCACCTCTTATTGATTTGTTTGAACAAAAGAAAGAGGATGTGAAAACGTTTCGAAAAAACAACGAAGAGAATGTCAAGATTCTACGAAGAAAACAAAAAATAGTAAGCAAGGTTATTGCTGAGAGCTCTGCTCTAATTAATGCTGCCTACGCGTTACAAGATACAATAATCAACACCGAGGTACCGCTCATAACCGCCAAGTTTAACCAGGCTACCGGCAGTCTCCAAAATACGTTTGGTGAAGGAGGACAGCTTGACCAAGCAATCACACAAGCTAGTGCATCGATTGCTGCCAATGAAGGTAGAGTTGTAGGAAGCATAGTAACACCGGTAGATCCAGGCTACCAACTAAAGAAATTTGCTACAACCTCAGAAGAAAAGTATATTAGAAGGTATTTTAAAGAGCAGGGGTTGACTTCTGTTGCCGAGCCATTTGTGTTAATAGCAACTCAAACAAAAGTATCTTTTCAAGACTTTAGGGTATTTGTAGAGCAAACGGATAAAAAGTATGATCAGTATGCAGAGGTTGTTTTATCTTTCCGTCCGCGTTTAAAAAGGATTATTGACGACATTAAACGATTAGACGATGAAAAGATATTCATAGAGCCAGTTGATATGGATTCGCAATCTCGTAACGAACGATATCGAGCTCGATTAGAAAGGGTGAGAGATAGAGAGCTACGTGAACTAGAGCCAAGACCAAAGTTTACTATTATTTCAATCTTAAAAGAGATAGCAGAGTTTGTACAGTTTATTTACGGTTGGGTGGTAAAGATTGTCAAGAAGATAAAAAAATACATCAAGAAGCAAGTAGACAATGCTTTACGAATTAAGAAGCAGATTGAAGAGGCTGTGATCGCATCCCTACCTATTCCTACTGCCAGTGCAGATATCAAAACAAGAGCTGAAGCGGCAAAAGAAAAAAAAGAAACCATTAAGCAATATAAGCAGAAGGTGCTGAATTATCGTAAGAAAGGAGAGGCTATCGCCTTAGTTGGACAAGCAGCAGGCCCGCTTCTTAATAATATAGCTGCTGGAAAACTTAGAGCATCTGAAAATGAAAAATGGATCAAGCAAATTGGTCTAGGAAAATTTAACTATAATACAGTGGGGTTAGAGACGGCGAGTCCACAATACGTTAAGGAGGAGGCTGAAAAGAGAGCATTTGAGGATAACGTAAATAGTTTACGCATTATTGAAACCTACGTTGATCTAATTATTACAGTATATAAGGATATTGAAGACTCAAAGGGTAAAGCTAAAGCTATTGTAAATACTACAACAAATTCAGTCTCACAATTTGGATTGGGATTTATTGAAGATATAAAGCAAGCAGCAATCCAAACAGCTAACAATAAGATAGGGAAGCAACCTGATGGTACAGTTGGAGTAGTAGCCGATCTAGCTAGTAATCAAATAATCTCAATCATTGTTAGTATGTTTGAAGGAGAGCCTAAATTTGATTCCATTTTAAAAAAACTAAAAAAAATCCGAACTGAATTAAAAGGCAAAGTATTAACCTCGGTCTTAAAGTCAGTAGACTTCACGCAGTTGTTTATTAGTGTAGAACAAAAGTATTTATTTGGAACCTCAGCAGCAATTAAAAAGATTGTAGGCCGAATAGAGCCTACAGAGACTATTGAGGAGGAGAAGGAAACTAATGAACAAAATGTAATTAGAAAAACTGACGCAGAAATAAGAAAGAGAGCAAAGCAGCAAGCAGAAGCAGCAAAGGCAAGATTACGGAAGCTCAACATAAAGGGATTCAACTTTTACGATGAGATGATAAAGTTAGATAGACTTATTAACAAACGCCAAGGATCATTCTTGGCTGCTTTGATTGATCGATTACTGTATGCAATAAATGATTTTGAACAACGTATACGTAAGCAAGTGAAAGAGTGGTTAAAGAAAACCAAACTCGAAATAAAGGAAAAAATTCAGAAAGCAGCTCAAGAGCATAGTGATAAGTTGGATAAAATAAGAACAAAGCTTGCGAATGCAGATGCCATAGTTCAGACAGCAGTACTAGGCTTGAGTGCTAGAGCATTCTGGACAGGCGTAACTTGGCAGAACACAGTAGGAACAACCTTTCAAGTAATAAGCATTGGACAATTCCCACGACTGAAGAGTAACGGATTAACAGATGGTGGCGAGAGTGTTGTTCGAGAGATTGCAAGTAACTTTGAAAAACAGCTTAAAGGTATGCAAGGCATTTACATACCAAATCCATCACTCGGAATCCCTCTTCAAACTTTTAAAGGATACGCATAAACCCACATATTTATATTAAACTACATTTATGAAAGCATCAGATTTTGCACAAATTTTAAGAAAACTAATTAAGGAAGAGGTACGCTCAGTCATTCGTGAAGAGTTGAAATCAGCACTTACTCCAGTTCTATTAGAACAAAAAAAGATGAAAGGACAGGCAATTACCAACAGAACAACAGCCAATGCGCCAATGCCTCTTCCTAAACAAAAACCATCGAAGGATTTTGGAATTACAATGAATGGGCCACTTGGAGATATTCTTCGTGAAACTGCAAACGATTTGAGAAGCGGAAAGTCGGCACCAATACAAGAAGCAGCAGGTAACGACTGGTCTAGTATGGGCCATTTTGACGCAAGCGATGCAATGAATTTTGGTCACATGCAAGAAGATACTGACTATGATATGGGTATGTCTGCACAGTTCTCCAATGATCCGACAGCAGCTTTTATAAAAGACTACTCAGGAGTATTGAATAGCTCTTACGAAAAAAGCGGAATGAAATAATGAAGTTAAAGCAAGTATTGCGTGATATTATACTAGAGGGTAATCTATCGGATTTTGATGGACCAAACACTCCTGCAGCTTTAAAAAAGGAAAAAGAGATTGGCAATAAGAGCGTCAAACCTCACGATGCTATCGAGGATTTAGACCTTAATACATTAAACCGCAATGTAACCATCAAGGAGTATCGCTATGGCCCAATCAATCCTGCTGATGAGAGGGGATCTGCTCAGTTTTGGGAAGATAAAGCTAAGATGTGGGACACTACAGTAGAAGCAGCAAAGCAATCTCGTTGTTCAAATTGTGGAGCATTTAATCAAAAACCAGACGTTATTAGTAAGATAACAAAGGCAATTGGAGAAGAGGGTGATGTAATAGCAAAAGAAGCAAACCTAGGTTTTTGTGAGTTCTTTTGGTTTAAGTGTGCTGGTGCTCGAACATGCGATGCATGGGTGAGTGGAGGACCTATAAAAAAATAATAGATGGCAATAGAGATAAAAAAACCGGTACTAGATTCAGAGCTTAATGTAGCTATTGGAATTGACTTGCCTACGAGTTCAAAGCAAGGATCTCTATTTCAATTAAACTATCTTACTATTGATCAGATGGTAGCAAATGCCAAAAACTTACTACTAACTAATCATGGTGAACGTCCAATGCTGCCAAACTTTGGTTGCAATTTGCGCAGAGTATTATTCGAAAATGCAACAGAGGATCTCGTTGAAGTGATCCAAGATACTATTCAAGAAAACTTTCAAATATGGCTTCCGTACATATTTATTAATGAGCTAGTGGTTGATGCTCCTGAATTTTCTCCAAACAGAATTAACATAAACATGAGTATCAGTCTAGTTGGAAACAAATTCGATACACGATCCATTCAACTTGAACTAGATACAACTCAATAATAGATTAGTATGTATACACCGCCATCGAAAGATATAAAGTATTTAGGTAGAGATTTTGATAGTATCAAACAAGGTCTAATAGACTTTGTTAAAACCTACTATCCAAATACATACAACGACTTCAATGAAGCATCACCAGGAATGATGTTCTTGGAGCTTGTGGCGTATGTCGGAGATACACTCAACTACTATATTGACTCCCAACTAAAAGAGTCTTTATTATTACAAGCAACAGAAAAAAAGAACGTGTTAGCTATTGCAGCTGCAATGGGATACAAGCCAAAGATTAGTGTACCATCTAACGTGACTTTGGACGTATATCAACTCATGCCTGCCACAGGAAGTGGCGTAAATGCTGTACCAGACACACGATATACTTTGCGAATTAATCCTGGTATGCAGGTTAGGTCAACTGTAACTACCAACATACCAACCGCAGCTGAGATCGTTCCAGTAAACTTTTACGTTCAAGACATTGTAGATTTTGCAATTGATACTGCAGACGATCCGGTTGAATACTCAGTGTACACAATTGACGCAAACGGTAGTCCAGAGTACTACTTAGCTAAAAAGCAAGTAAACGCGGTATCAGCAGCTCCATACACTACAACCGTTGACGTTGGTGCACCAACAAAGTTCTTTAAATTCAAAATACCCTTCGACACTACTCCAGCTGATTTTATTGGAATTGACACTATTGTAGATTCAGACGGAAACACGTGGTATGAAGTGCCTTACTTAGCTCAAGACACTATCTTTGAGCAAGTAACCAATACCGCTTTTAACGATCCAGATGCAGCAGTCTACAGTGATGAGATTCCTTATTTACTAAAACTAAAAAAAGTTCCAAGAAGATTTGTTACACGCATATTGGATGACGGAATTGAAGTTCAATTTGGTGCTGGAATAAGTACTTCGGAGGATGAAGAGTTGTTACCAACTCCTGATAACATTGGCGTTAATCTTCCAACAGGAAAGATCGATATGGATCCTTCTATAGATCCAAACGCACCAGGGATAACAAAGGCATATGGTGTTGCTCCATCAAACACAACGCTTACAGTAACCTATTTGAGAGGTGGTGGTGTTACATCAAATGTAGCTAGCAATGTAATTACAACAATCACTGGAGTTGATACAAGCATTGTTAATTTTCCAACAAACACGCCAGTACTCAACACGACAATTTTAAACTCTTTGGCAGTAAACAATCCACAAGCTGCTACTGGAGGACGTGCTGAAGAAACCTTAGATGAGATTAGACAAAACGCTCTCAAGCAACTGTCATCACAAAACAGAGCTGTAACAAGAGAGGATTACATTATTAGAGCGTTAGCTATGCCACCTGAGTTTGGTAGCGTAACTAAGGTGTTTATTACACCAGATGAGCAGAATAATTTACTTACTGGAGATAGCGGAGACATAGTTGCTAATCCGTTAGCAATGAATATGTATATTTTAGGATACAACGAAGACAGACAAATTACAACTGTAAACCGTGCTGTTAAAGAAAATCTCAAAACATACATATCACACTATCGTATGCTCACAGATAGCATTAACATTCGAGATGCATACACAGTTAACATTCAAGTTAACTTCGATATTATACCACTGAGAGATCGCAATGCTAACGAAGTGTTGCTGACATGCGTGAATGCCATGAAAGATTATTTCAACATTGATAGATGGCAGATCAATCAACCAATAATGCTCTCAGACATATACAACATGCTACTAACTCAACCAGGAGTTCAAACGGTAACTAAGATTGATATTTCAAACTTAAACGATTCATCTCTAGGATACAGCAATATCTTCTACGGCATAAAACAAGCAACACGCAACGGAATTATATATCCAAGTATGGATCCTATGATTTTTGAAGTTAAGTTTCCAGATAATGATATAAAAGGACGTATAGCAACATACTAAGATGGTACTAAGATTTTATCCAACAAAAGACGCCACTCTATATGAATCAGCACCTGAGCGAAACACAGGCATTGATCAGATACTAGAGCTGCAAGTATTAGCTGCTACTGGATCGGCAGGAGCCGCTGCAACAGCAAGCTACGTTTCTCGCATCGCATTGAATTTTGATTACACAGCTATCTCAGCTAGCATTGTTGCCTTAGGTTACAATCCCAATAACTTTAACTATGGTTTGAAACTGTATGCTACAGAACCGCAACAAATACCATTAGACTATACAGTAGAAGCTCGTCCACTAGCCAACTCTTGGGATATGGGGTTAGGTAGATCCAACACAACACCAGCAACAACAGAAGGTGTCAGTTGGTATTACAGACAAGGAAAAAACACACCTTCCACAGCATGGACTACAAGCTCATTCACTAGCGGAACTACTGGATCGTGGCAAGTAAAGCCAGGAGGAGGAGTGTGGTATACAGCAAGCGTAGCCTCACAATCTTTTAGCTATACAACAGCAGATATTGATATGGACATCACACCTATTGTTCGTCAGGTGCAAAGCGGATCAATTACGCTAAACGGTCTTATAATAAAGAGAACAGCTGCTAATGAGTCAAATCTGAGTACAACATACTCTTCTTTAAAATTCTATAGCAAAGACACAAACACAATATACAGTCCCGTAATCGAAGCTAAGTACGATGATAGTATCAATGCAGGAATTGTAAGCACTATTGACACAAATCAAGAGTACAACCTTCTTGCTGCTAATTTAAAAGCAGCGTATAAAGAAGATAGTAGACCAAGATTAAACATAAGTCCAAGGTACCGCTATCCAACTATGACCTTTGCAACCTCTTCAGCATACTTGAATATATACAAACTACCAACTGGATCTCAGTATGCTGTTTATCTTGCAAAATCAGACGATGCAATTATCAACTTTAGTAGCTACACAAAGGTCAGCTCAGACAGCAACGGTAGTTATGTTCGCTTAAATTTAAGTAGCTTTCAACCAGAGCAATACTATCGTCTTTTATTTAAAGTACCTCAAAATGATGGTGTAAGTTATGATATATACGACGACAATTTTGTCTTTAAAATTGAACGTAACCAATAAGTTAATAAATGGAATACGGTGAAAGATATACACTGTATGCAGCTTCTGGACAGTTCACTAAACTAGACGGAACACCATACATAGGTCCTTATCATATAATGGAGCAAGGACTTCCTATGACAGAGGCTGAACACACTCCAAATTCCGTTGTATTAATTCCTGTTCAACAGACACAGACAAGACAGACCTCATCTATTTCAGCTCCAGATCCTAATACAACACTAGACGAGAACGCAACAGTTTACGATCTAATTCCAGTAATCATAAACAAACCACCAGTAGTGGTTAAAGCAGTAGCTGAAGCCTCAACTCCACCAATTAAACCCTTTGCAGCAGCCGACGCTTCTGGTGATTTTATGTATCAGTTTGATGATGGAACAGTACGCATACATCAAGCCACTTCTATAGTGCTGCGAGCAGAAGCAGTTCAACCAGATGTCCTTAATGTAGAAAATGGAATACTAGAATACAAGCCTAGTGATGCAGAATTAGTATACTCCTGGACGTTTGATGGTGAATCTATTAGTGGATTAGACTCTGATGTACTTACTGGTGCACAAAGGAACGTTAGAGGTAATGAAATTATTCTCACAAGAGTGCAGCCAAGATATGCAGGCACATATACGTGTACTGTCAGTAACGATATTGGAAGTACTGATGCAGGAAGCGTTACATTAGAGATTTACAACTCAAATGTAGATTCATTTTTTTATCAAAATCTACTCGTTAACGGCGACGGATCTGACGATACCTTAGGATGGGAGAGTATTAATGACGGCTTCGTATCTTCACAGCTGAGTAGAATTAATGCTCAAACACAAAAGAGTATTGTGGTTAATCCGTTTAATGAGCCATTTGCATGGACTGCAGAGATGTTTAATCCGAGACCATATCAACTAAATTACGGAAGTCTCAGACCAACAAATAATCCGGATGCAGTCAATAATATGGCTAACACAAACCTAAAGTTGAGTACATACTTTACTAGAGTACCATACACATACACCATAAACAACAACATTCCAGTTATTAGAGCATATCAAGATATTGACTTATCTGGAGAGCTTGAGGCACACATAAAGGGTGCAATATATGGAGTAGAGGGTTTAAGAGGAGTGTTGTGTGGATATATTGGAAACGCAATCTTTAACTATGAGCTTACGGATGAGTTTATTACAATATCAGATCGCAACGACCCGTCTTCCTATTATTTAGGAGCACCCAGAGTTAGTGTAGAAAACTTCAGTAAGGCCGGACCAGGATTTGTAGCAGAAAAAGTCACTATTACTCTTCAGGAGTTTGCTAACAACCAACCTCTAGAGAGTCGAATCCTTATGGATAATATGACTGAAACCAAAGGCATACTAACATTAATGGATCCCTGGACTAAGCGCTTATCAAAATACAAAAACCGCGTTTACTATCAAGGAGACAAAGGATACACTGTTCCAGACAAACCAAGCTTAGGAGATAGCCGAGATGCACACCTATTTGTTGCAGATGAACTAATGCCAGACTACAGAGAGAGGTATGCGTTTGGTCAATATGCTGAGTTTAATAAGCAAGTTATTGAACGCCTAGATCCTCGCACGAATAAGATTAGAATAACTATAAACATAGAAGCACCAGAACTTGGTGTTATGTTTAGAGAGCGTGGAGGTAATGAGTTGACATCTGTATCCGATAAGCTAAAGCTGTGGGAAACTTTACCATGGATGTCTACGTGGCCTTCAAGATCGTTTGGAGTTAGAAACAACGATGGCTTCCCAAACGAAGATAGTGCATACAATCAGTTGAAAAACGATCCTAATATAGAATCTACTGATCTTTTTCAAAAGATACCACAAATAGGTGAGTCCAGAGCGTTAATTTCGGGTCTCACATTCGCTTTAGTACCAATTTACAAAGGTCGAGTAGGAATAACAAACGATGATGTTAATTCTATCTTTTTACAACTAGAGGAATACACGGAGGATGTGCCATCTCCAATTCAAACCGATTTGCCACCATATAATGCACTACAAGAAGTAGAAGAAAAACAAGCACAAGAAGCGCAAGCTGCTATACCACTGCCTGTTCCTGCAAAATACAAACCATCTGCTGCTCAACGAGTTGGTGAAAACGATACAACTATAGACTTTAGTGTAGTAACAGAAGGCCCACCACAACCAGTTAAAAACGCATTTACAGTAACGCAGGGATTGGTAGAGGCAGGTCGAGATGTGACCCTTAGTGTAACAATTCAAACTTATCACAATGATAGAAACAACTCAGAGCTTAAGTTTGGAGTTTACGAGTATAGCGGAAAAGACGAGTTAATAGGTCGAATTAGCTCTTGGGTATATCCTGAAGGAGTTAACTCAAATAACAAAGTAGAGAAAAAACAAAACTATACCACTAACTTTACAATCACAATTCAATCGGAAAAGCTCACAGTTGGTAACTACTACAAGATTATAGGTAATGCAGATGTAAATAGAGATGGACACAACCATACAGTACTACCCAATACGTCCTTTATGCTAGCAAACTTTGCATAAAAGACTATTTATAGTAGATGAGTAAGAGTCAGATTTTATTAAACAACTACAACGCCGATGAAGCTTTGCGTGTAGGTGATTTTGCAATGTTACCTATTAATCCAAAGCCACCGATAATAACATCGCACCCCCATCGAAATTTAGCTCAAAGCACTTTTACAACTTTCCTTGCAACCGCAACAGGAGGACCAACTAATACAGCAGGCCCAGCGCCTTTAGTCTCAGTGTTTAATCGATTCTATATTAGAAGAGGAACTGCACTCAGTTGGACAATGTTTGTATTGGATCCATCCAACATTAACAATCCTGCTGATACATCCAATATAAATTATACCTGGAAGCGAGATGGTATACCAGTGTATTCGTTAAACAGACAAAACAATGGTAAGGGAACTCCTTCTGTTAGTTTTACTGAGGAACAAGTTACAGAGGAACTCTCAGGAGAGTATATCTGCGAAGTTAGTAATGAATACGGAATAGCAACAACTTCACCGTTTGTCTTAGATATTATTAATTTGGATAATCATCCGTCATTCTTTGCTAATCTAGTAAACAACGGAGATGGAGACGGTGGATTAGATGGCTGGATTGACTTAAATGGCGCTTTTCATACGAGTGTAGTTAATAAGGAAACTCTTGCATCGGCAGACTCAACTATAGGTGAGTTTAACATAACAACCGGATCAGCCAGCATACCACCATACCCTTTTAGGTTTAATGCACTATCTCAAAACTATCTGTTTTACCCAACTTATTACAAACTAGTCAATGCTAATCCAGGATTTGCAGATATTACAGTACCAATACCAACTGATGCATCAGGCACACCAAATGGCTTAGCAGACTGGGAGTGGTGGTTTCAAACCGCTGCCCTTCCACCAATTATTGCAAACGAGGATTTAAACAATTACAAGAGCGTTCAGGGTTTTTTCCCGGGACCAGCATGGATAGATCAATACAATAACAACCTGCAAGCAAAGGGTTCAGCAAACTATCGAACATTAGTAGATGAGCTTGGACTCGAAAGTCCAAGCATATCTTACTTCACAAGAAATAACCTAAAATTTGGGGATCAGCCTGAAGCAACTTTGCAACAAAGTGTTAACATCACAGATGCAGCACCCTTTGTTGACAACCAAGTAGCGGGGGTTGATTTTATTACAGGGCAGTTTTTTGCTTACGTTGGTTTAGCGCTCTCCAGGTATATTATACACTACACAGAAGGTGGAGTAAAAAAATCAATAAACTGGTACGTTAAAGATATTACAACATACAGAAGGTACTTGGCTGGAGTTGCTAAAGCCACTACTAAAATCACTCCGGATACTGGAACAGATATAGAAATTGAACCAGTAGCTGATGATAGGATTAAGGTCAATCTCGAGCATCTTGATAGTGTTGGAAACGTTATTGGCCTAGCAATACCCGTGACTACTCCAACAGTAAGAGAGTTGTGGGCAGCAAAAGAGAAAAGCTACTTCCCACTAACATTATATCCTATATTTGCCTTCTTTAATCCGGCAAGCAATCCTATAACAGTGTTTGGCACAAAGTATACACACACCGATGCACTACTTCCGTTAATGTTAAACCAAATTAGCGACACTGACACAGATAATCAAGTTGCAGATTTAGATGCGCAAATTAACACTATCAGTACAAATATCCAAAACTTAACAAACTTTTTGAACATTGTTGATGGTTGGAGAAACACAATAAAAGCCTACACAGACCTTCGTGCAGCAGCTGACGCAAGCACAGAATCTGGAATTACCCAAGATGAGCTTAAAGATGCCGAAGATGCAGCAAATGTAGCGAGAGCCAATCTAGATGCTAGTCCAGAAGGTTCAACACTGACAAATGACCAGCTATATACTCCTAGAGTAACTAGCCGTTCAAACCAAATAAAGAAGAAGGAAGAACTCGAAACACAAAGAGCATTTATACAGTCAGATTTAGGACGGCAGATTTATGCAGGGACTAGTGCGCTAAGTCCTTCAAGAATCTCATCAGCAGCCTTAGAGCCAGGCTTAGACCGCAATGCTGCCTTTTTAATGAGCAGGTATGGACAAGGTTATACTCGCAATGGACGTATATATCCAACAGAAGTCTGGGAGCCAGTAATAAATACATTTGGCGATGTCTTCTACGAAGATGCAATACAAGTACCCGGAGTAAGAAATAGAGCTTTATTTGATCCTGGTGCAAGTGCGTTTTTTGCTGTACAGAATGAGGCTGTAATACCAAGAGGAACAAGATTAGTTCGTATTAGTGTTATCGCAGAACACGCCTCAGATACAATAGAAGATACACAACCACAAGCAAAGGGATGGCAGAGTGATGAAATATACAATCTACTATACAATATAGATCCAATTGACCCTGCAACAAAGGAGCCTACACCAACAACTAACCCACACTATGCTTATCGTAATCCACGCTGCAGCATTACAAAGATCAAGTTCCAGTTAATTCCAAACAACGAAACAAGATCGGAAAAACACATTACCTATCAACTACCACCTAGTAATAATACGGTAATTGGACTTGCAAGGGATTTAATGATTTCAGATGCTATGGATACTTCACAGCCTGGTCAATTTCAATATAAATTAATAATGCCAGAATACCCTTCAACACCTCCAAATAATAATGGATCTAAAGAAGAGGCTGACATGCAAAAAGAACAATATGAGGTAATTGAGAATGGTCCAAAAACAATACCACCAAACACTCAACAACCAAAAAACGAAATCAAGGCAAAGTAGGGTAAATCACCATCCTCTACATATTTATACGAAAGTAAGTGGCAAAGTTCAAAATAGATATTGCAAGTTCTCCAGTTGACCCCGCAAAACCACAGGTTCTGCAGGTAAGCGCTAAGCAGAATGATACATCAAAAGAAGTTGGTGCGGTTGTTAATGTAAAAAATCCAATGCAATCAAAACCAGCTCCTGCACTTACATCCTCTGTTAGTATAGGGCCAGATCCAATACTCGACACAATTACTATTAACGTAACCCAAGCAGAGGGTCCAGTGGAACCTTTTGGCGCTAAAGCAAATAGGCCAATCTATGCATATCCAAACGATGTTGTTAGATTTGATTTATTTAACGCAAACAACGCATACTTAGGTACCAACTATCGCGTGGAAGATTTTGTGTTTCAACAAACAACACAAGGTCAGTCTGTTATTCTAAAGGTCGAGGAGAACGTTCGTGCGCTAGGTTACCTAGCAGGTCGATACAACTTTTCTTACAAGTTTCACCGCAACATACTAGGTGCTGGAGATGCTCATAAGCTATCCATTCAAGAGATTAGCTTTAATGGATTAGAACTCAGAGTTCGACCAGTATATTCTACAACACTACCAAACGACGGTTTTTTAGATCAATTCAGAAATGGATTATTTAAGACTAAAAAGAGTCAAATAATAACTAATCTATTCTTATTTAAAGACGAAGCAACCTCGTTTCAAGTCTTTGACTATGTTCAAGATAGATTTACAATAGGCGATCCTGACTATAGCATCATATTCAAGCTCACAGCCCCACTTCCAGCTGGAGTTGTAGTTGGAGATGAGTTGTGGCTTGCACAGCAGGTTAGTAATGATTATAATGATCAGGTCACACTAACGCCACCAAACCTAAGACCACCAGTAAGACGTATCTCAGGCGCAAACTTTGATATACTAGCTCGTTTAGGTACAGGTGTTTCTTCAAACTACAAAGATAAAGAGGACCTAATATCAACCAATAGTTCTGTTCAATATCAATTACAAGATAAACTCACTAGCTCGTCGCTTGTAGAGGGAATTAACCTTAATCAAGATTTTCGTAAGTTTGAAAACTTCATTAAGTATTCGTCTGCAACGAGCAGATTAGAAGGGTTCTATTATAAGTTAAGACAGATTGAATCGTACGATAATCGTATCAATCAACTTACAATCGATCTAAACGGACTGCCAAGCTCGTCAGCATCAAGTAGCGCTGCATTTACTGCCAACATTAATGGTGCTAAGAGTAGACGAAGTGCGCTTATCGGGGGGTTTGATGCATATGAAAGGTACCTATACTATCAATCAGCCAGCTATGAGACTTCTAGTTATGGTGAGTTTTGGCCAACAACATGGCCAAAGGCTAATAGCACAAAACCGTATACTAATGTGTCTCCGACTTCTTCGATGGGGATTGAGTGGTATGAGGGAGCATTGGCATCTGCTAGTGTATTTGACACAAGTAACGATAATTCTATAAACAGACTAACTCCAGCACACATTGTTGAAGATAGCGATAATGAAAACTACTTAACACTATTAAGTGCTGTAGGTCATTATTTTGATGACGTTCTACCATACGTAGAGCAGATGACTTCCACATACAATAGACAGCAGTCTATATCAGAAGGATTAAGCAAAGACCTCCTATATGTAATTGGTGAAAACTTAGGATTTGAGTTTGAGAATGGTAGTACATTAGACGATTTATGGTCATACGCTCTAGGAGTGGATGCGACTGGTAGCGTCAATACGAGCTACGAGACAACTACCGAGGATACTATGAAGGAGATATGGAAGAGGATTGTAAACAACCTTCCGTATTTATTAAAGACAAAAGGAACTGAGAGAGGTCTTCGTGCATTAATAAACTGCTTTGGTATTCCTGACACGATTTTACGAATCCGCGAATATGGTGGACATGAAGCTACTTTTGAAACTAAAACAGATTACACGTTTAATCGCTTTTACTATAGCTTGAAAGTTGGATATAATGGCCAAACAGCAGGTAATCCAAATCAATCAATAAAAGTTCCGTGGCAAGCAGTGTCTCAAAGCGGTCTATTTCCAGAGACAGTTGAGTTACGTGTTAAAATGGCACCTAACCAAACCAAAAATCAAACGGTATTCGAAGTACCGGATAAGTGGAAAGTTCAAGCGTTTGCTAGTGGTGGTTATGATTACTTAGGATTCTTCCTTAGTGGTAGTCAAGGTTGGGCCACAGCAAGTGTAAGTTCTTCTATTTACGATGGTAACTGGCATAGCATCTCTTTGCGTCGAGAAAATAGCACAGACACAGCTACAGACAATCAAACATATACACTCGTATCAAAAGTAGCAAATTACTTAAAGATTGTTGTCACAGAATCTTCATCATTAAGCATAAACGGAGCAATCAGCTCATCCTACAATAATAGCTTTGTAACGCCAGGCAATTTGTGGATACCAGGAAGTGGATCATTTACAATTGCGCAGTCACACTCAATGGAGGTGTTCTCCGGAAGTGTACAGGAGCTAAGGTATTGGGCATCAGCCTTAACTAGAGATATCCTCGACAACCACACACTAGCACCGACAAGTTATCAAGGCAATACAGATGGTGTTTTCACCGGAAGCACATCAAGTTTTGATACATTAGCATACAGACTTAGTCTAGGTTCAGATAGCCAAAAAACAATTGATACAAGCTACCCAGCAACTTCGAGTTTCAATTCACAGCATCCTGATCAAACGAAGGCTATGCCATCAGCATCTTTCTATAACTTTACAAGTTCAGCGTATCTTGCGGTTATAGAAGAAAATTCTCTTGAATGGCCTGATTTAGGTGCCAATAGAAGTGTTGGTAATAAAGTGAGAATTGATAGTACGGTTTTATCGGGCAATCAACTGTATACTGATAGTAAAGCAGAGCGACCCTTAACAGATAGCTACCCTCCAGACAGTCCACGTTTGGGTGTATATTTGTCCCCGGCAAATGAAATCAACCAAAACATAGCAGAACAGTTTGGTGGCATAAGCATAGATGATTACATAGGAGATCCAACCTACCTCGAATTAGACAATTACCCAGCATTAGCGCAACTACAACGAGAGTATAGCAAAAAATACGCGAATCCAAACAAACCAAATCAGTACGCTCGATTGCTTGATAAGTACAATGCTGCTCTCTTTCAGTTGATTAAACGATTTGTACCATATAGAGCAAATACACAAGTAGGTTTAGTAGTAGAGCCGTTGTTAATTGAACGTAGCAAGTTTGCAATAAAGCAACCGGTTTCTAGCAATCTACTTTACACAGCTTCAATTGACTTGGTAAACCCCTTTCCTCCAAGTGGTGAAGTAGAAGACCCAACAAACACTCCACTTGAGAATTACGTGCAAGAGGCTACAATTGGAGGTGATGAGTCGGATTATCTTACAATACAAGGAGATGCTCAACAAATCATGCCAATCAATACTGACGGAATTGATGTGTATAGCTTTGTTAACAGGATTGGAAACGGAAGCGAGTTTTTTGAAGAAGTAGATGGTACAATTGATTTAGGAATTAATGCGGCAGGTTGGAATGCGCGTTATCAAGGTTCAAAGTATGTTTATATGACTTACGCTTCTAGTGGAAGTAACCCTAGAGTGTTAACATATATTACTTCTAGTCGATACGATGAGTATGAGGCACTACCACCTGCAATAATGAAAAGCGCATATAGCTCTCAATTTGCACCAGCAAGACAAATGTACGATCGGGATGTATATAACAATAAAGCATTCACCGGACAAAGAGCGCTTACAGCATCAGCTGAATTTTCTTCATCACAGGGTGCAACTAGTAATCCATGGACAAACAACTATGGTTTACGATTATCGTTAACATACTCAGGTAGTAGTGCCGGAGGTGTTTATGGGACTAGTGTATATGGATCTAGCATTTACGGTAGTGGTGGTGCAAATGCAATTGCACCTCTAACATCAAGCGTTTATTGGTCACTAAACAACACCAACGGCTTATTTTTCAAACCATATACTGCAGGTACGGGATTATACACCGGATCGCTTGCAATAGATGCTTTTATGTACGAACCCCAAGATGCTCATACGTATGACTACTTATATCGAGTAACTATTACTACAGAGCTTACTGGTAGTTCGGGTAATCCAACACTTGTAGCATATTTTGGTGGATTTGATTCACCGCTATCACAAAGCTACACACTATCTGGAAAGCAGGTAACATCTTATGTAACAAAAGCAACTGGAACAGAGCTTGCTATAGCAGTTCAAAAATCAAGCTTTTCTAATACTGAGTTTATTAAAATAACGGGGTTGAAAGTTGAACCATTAAACTACAGAGCACAAGTGCAAGACTATCATCTCACCTCTGCTAGAGGAATGATTAATGCAAGGTACGAGGGGTGTAAACTAACATCAACTGACTATAACGTTGACAGTCCCGACACAGTAGATAACGGACCGGTAATTACAGTCACACTGGTAGGTGGATCAACATTTACATCTTCACCAGCAACTCAGCAGGGAACTTTCCAAATTAGATAGTTTTCTAAAACATGATATATT